TTAGTGGGGGTAAGCATAAATTCTAGCAAGTCTGTATAAGAAGAAATTCTCATCCACAATTCCCCTTAGAGAAGCTCTGAATGCCTTGATTTTAGCATTGAACGACTCTGCAGCTGCATTGGAGGCTCTGTTGACATAGAAGTTTAGAATGTCATCGTAGTGCTCATAGAATGTAGCAGCAATGACATTAAAAGAATGAAATCCTGCTTCCTCTACCTTATTGTACCATTTTGCCATGGAAAGTCTTGCTGAATCCTTGAACGTGTTTTTCGAGAAGATCATCCTTAAGGAATGAGATAGTCCGTATGCTTTCTCCAAATCAGGATATTCCCTGAAAAGTATCTCTGCCCTCTGGCGCTGTGAAGATGTCCATTTATCGCCAGACTTGAATAGAAGATACCTGCTTCTGGCCAGCAGTTCCTTTCTCGTGTCACCGTTCTCATAGCGGAAGGGTATGTATTCGCAACCTTCCAGTTTTGCGTTTTCCATGTCATCGTTGGCTTCCTGTATAGCATCCCAGCGGTGTTTGATACGCATATCCTGAACGGCATCGCACGCCAGCTTCTGTATATGGAAGCGGTCAATAACTCTAATGGCTTTGGGGAAACATGTACGGACAATCTTTCTCATTGAATCCGACAGGTCAAGAGTTACTTCCTCTACACTCTCCAACAACTCCTCAGGGATGAGTTTCAGGGCATTAATAACATTCTCAGATTTTACTCCCTTTACAATTGCCACCAGGCAACAGTCTCGTCCATGTCTGTCTCTATTGGTAACAATTGTGCGGAGTTCTCCGTTGGACATTGAAGTCTCGTCTATAGCTAAACGAGGACCTATGTTGTCAGAAAATACCAGCCACTCATCTGCGTGATCAAGTTCTGACCAAGTGCGATAACCACTCAGTACATTCTTGTATTGCTTGTCAAAGGTCTTGGCATTTATATGGTAGTAAAGCTCAAGCGTACGGCAGGTCACTGGGGATGTCTCCATACGTCTCTTTTAAAAAAGCCGCAAACTCCTTAGAGTAGCGTGTGCCAGCTTCAGTTACACTGATACGTTCAACGAATGTCTCGCCTGTCTCAATGTTTTTCCATCTGCGACGGCGGAGCATAAGGATAACCTTGTGGTCACGAATGGGAAAGTCGGTTATACAAACTGCATCCATGAAACCTTTAGATTCGTATTCATCTGATTCCTGAAGATGAGGGTTCATACGCTCATCAAGATGAATTGTCATACTCATAGCATCAATATCAGACTCCTCTGTCTCTATCTTTACTATATCGAAATAATCCAGTATCTCCTTGGGGAGTACAATACGGGCTAACTGTTCAAGCATATTCATGGAGCAAAGTTAACTATTTTAGAGCATAACACAATTGGTTTCCCCCACTAAATTTCGACTGAGCCCTAAAACCGCATGCAATATGCAACAAGTAATCAATGCCAGCCGCACAGCTCAGCGGTCGTTCTCCATCAAGGAGTGGATGGGCGAGAAGAGCGAAGCATTCTCCGTGTTCTGTGGGGAGAGTGTGACCAACAGGGAAGTAGTAATGGCCCATGCAGCCGTAGTGCTGCTGCTTGTGGCTTGTAGCGTGGCCGAATGGCTGGGAGGAGGTTGCCATGTCTAAGCGCATACCTTTCTCGCCCGAGCTCGTGCAAGTGATCAACTCCTTCTGTGACCTTGACGAACTGACCGTCCGTGCACAGCTGATGGATGAACTGGAGGGTTTCTTCCTTGAAGCCGACGATGTGGATGACCACAGGGCAAGGGAATACGCCCGCGCCCTGCGGCTCTTGAGGAATGATCTGGAACTGTTTATTGAGACAACCCAAACAAAAGAAAGTGATGATTGACGATAAGATGAAGGAGCGCGTCGGGAAATGGCTTGACTCGCTCAATGAACAGGAGAAGAACCAGGTGGAGGTGCTTGATGCCTACTTCATGTTCCGCACGAACATGCCGGGTGATGACCCCGGCTACGGCAAGGCCATGCCGGACCACAAGACCACACAGGATATCATTGATGACATCTGTCCGATGATTAAGGTGGACGAGAACGTGGTCGTGGCATACCTGAAGATCCATGGATACGGCTTCACCACACTGCATGACGGCAGCGTGCGCTGGGCCATATGGCGGTATACGGACATAACAGTGCTGACGTGATATCTTTCGGGGTATAAGTGCTTTTACCATTTTCCCCCGTAAGGTGGTGTTATATGTTAAAATATCATTTTTAGTATAAAATATTTCACTAAAATTTTGGGTAGTACGAAATATTTCACTATCTTTGTATTGTTAAACAAAAAGAAATAAACAATATGAACAAAGAAATCACAGAAGAAGAAAATGAGCTTATCGAAGCCATCAGAAACTTTCAAAGAGCCTATCCTAACGGTGAAAAAGAATTGAGAAGACACGCTCGCAGGCAATTTGAAAAAATGATGTACAAGTAAAAACAATCCCTCTCCCCCCTCACAAGGGGGAGAGAAAAAACAAAGACTATATGGAGCAGACAGTAACATTGGAAAAGAGACCTACGATGTACCAGCAGCTGGCAGACATCGACGACAACATCTCATGGGGCGCACTGGCCAAGGAATACTTCGATAAGTCGGCATCGTGGTTCTACCACAAGATGGACGGTATCGACGGCAATCGAAAACCCACAGAGTTCAGTCTTGAGGAGCGCATACAGCTCAAGGGGGCGCTCTGCGACCTTGCCGACCGCATACGTCGTGCCGCCGAGCGTATAGAAACGACATAGGCGAGGGGCTGTTTATTTCCCCCTGTTTAACACAAAGTCGCCCGCCGCCTACGGGCGCATCCTTTAAAAGCCCTCTGATGCATTGAGCATCGGGGGCTTTTTCATGCACAATTTGAAAATCAGGTTCTTCAATTGTTAAAAATCTGTCTTACTATCAAAAAAGATAGTAGATTGTTTGGTTACTATTAAAATAAATAGTATCTTTGTACTGTTCAAATAAAGATATAGTATGAAACAGAAAAAAGAAACTATCAAGATGGAGGTTACACCGGAAGAACAAGACCTCATCGAGGCAATCGGGAATTATTGCAACAGTTATCCGGATGGTTATCCCGCACTCCTTGAATTTGCACAAGACATCTTCGACAGGATGACGGACATGCCTAAAGAATGAAGACAAAAAGGTTCTCCCTTCGGGGAGGGCCATTTAAAGATAAACCTAAATATAGAAGATTATGGAAGTGGCAATTAGAAAAGCAGACAAAATTACTGATATGAAAAGCCGTATGCAGGATATTTACTTGTGTGTGTCATGGCGTGAAATATCGCGTACCTATTTCGACAAATCAGTACCTTGGTTCCAGCACAAGATGTATGGCATCGACGGGAATGGGGGCGTGGGAGGATTTACCCCCGAAGAGGCACTGCAGCTCAAAGGTGCACTCGTTGACCTCAGTGAACGTATACGTCGGGCAGCCGACAGCATTCCAGCCCCGGCATCAACTATATCGCCGATTTGAACAAAAGTCACCATTGGGCTTGTGGTGCACCATAGCCTCTCGCATCAGCGAGGGGCTTTTTCGTGCACCGGATGAAAATAATTACCCGTTTTCCTTGGCAGTTCCAAAAATAGTTCATATCTTTGCAACTGTCAAACGTCGATGTAATGTTACATCATCAAGGGCGAGAGTAACATCAAGCCCCGAACTTATCAGAACTTCGCCGGGCTTATTTTAATGCCCATATTGCAGCCACGCTGCATTGCGATAACGGCGGATGCCTTCCCGTGAATTAGCCCTTGTGGTGTATTGCACGATGTTTGACGACAGGAAGAGCATCCGCTTTTTCTGTACCCGTACCCGGCGGATCCGGGCAATGTCAAACATCGTGCAATATATAATGGCAACATTATCAATCCAGCGCAGCACCCAGCGCACCTTCTCCATCAAGGAGTGGGCGAAGGTAAAGGGTGCGTCAGTTACTCAGTGGCTGAATTCCAAAAATACAGTTTTCTCCACGTTCTGCGAGGAGAGAGTGACCAACAAAGAAGTAGTAATTGCCCATGCAGCCGTAGTGCTGCTGCTCGTGGCTTGTGGCGTAGCAGAGTGGCTACAAGGAGGTTGCCATGTCTAAGCGCATACCTTTCTCGCCCGAGCTCGTGAAAGTGATCAACTCTTTCTGTGACCTTGACGAACTGACCGTCCGCGCACAGCTGATGGATGAACTGGAGGGTTTCTTCCTTGAAGCCGACGATGTGGATGACCACAGGGCAAGGGAATATGCCCGCGCCCTGCGGCTCTTGAGGGAAGATCTGGAACTGTTTATTGAAACAACCCAAACAAAAGAAGGTGATGATTGACGATAAGATGAAAGAGCGCGTTGAGAAATGGCTTGACTCGCTCAATGAACAGGAGAAGAACCAGGTGGAGGTGCTCGATGCCTACTTCATGTTCCGTACGAACATGCCGGGTGATGACCCCGGCTACGGCAAGGCCATGCCGGACCGCAAGACCACGGAGGATATCATGGATGATATCATTCCGATGATTCAGGTAGACAAGATGGTGGTCGTTGGGTATATGAAAAGCCATGGCTACGGCTTCACCACACTGCATGACGGCAGCGTGCGCTGGGCCATATGGCGGTATATGGACATTACGTGCTGACGTGATGATATAGGATTTTTTTTAAACATTTTTTTTGAGGGCAGTCCGTCGTGATGACGTGCTTCCCTTTTTTCGTTGTATTTTTAATTTGATTCCTTCCTTCTTACTTTTGTGCAAAAGAATAACAATAATGGAATCAATCAGTCTTTCATTACTTAACGGCCGTAAGTACTTCACCTCGGGAATACCCGACGTGACGATATCAGCTACCGACGGCGCCTCACAGTTGGTAACTGTAACATGCGACGAAGAGGAACTGCTGCAGGAATTGCTGTGGCCGGTGTCGGGCGTCATCACTCTGGCCGAACTCGGAGAACTGCTTGAGCCGTATGCAAGGAAAAGCCTCGTCTCGAGCGTGTCGATAACGGCCGGCAGCACGTCGGCCACGTTCTCGGTGCTCTATTCCATGTGTGATGTGGGCGTATCGGCCGAACAGTTCTACGGCAGCTATTTTCTCAGTATCCTGATGGGCACGAAAGTAACCGCCAGAGGCAGGCGCGAGCTGCTGTGGTATTACGGTTCAGACACTGCCGGCGTGACTGCCATATATGCCGACGGCAGCACCGGCAGCTTCAGTGCTCCGGTCATCGGTGGCAGCAGCGCCTACACCTGCATCGACGTGAGCCCCGGAAACTTTACTGCGGAAGGTAAACAGCTGGTGGCCTACACGGTCACGGCGGGAAGCCGCACGCAGCGGTTTGACATGGACCTGTCGGAGCCCGACTGTGCGCCGATACTGGAGTTCTATAACTCATTCGGCGTGTGGGAATACATCTACTGCACGGGTACGCATGAGGTGGATTCCGACTTCAAGCGTTCATCGACACGTATCGGCGGCAGGCTTCGATTGTACAAAATCGAGGAGACCCGTGTGTTCAAGGGTGACACGGGTGTCCTGAACAGGGCAATGGCTAACTGGGCAGAGGAACTGTTCCGCTCCGATGAGGTATATGTGGTCAATGTTGTGAACGGCAGCATCACCGATGCCAACGGGGGCAAAGAGGTTGTGATTACCGACTCGAAGTCGACCAACAGGAACGACGATGACTTCATGCCGCGCTTCACCTTCTCGTACCAGTATGCGCAGCGCATCCACAACGTGCTGCAGATGGACCGCGTGGGACGTATATTCGACAACACTTTTGATCATACCTTCAACTGATGGCTAAGGAAGCATACCATATCAACTACGTGCTCGAGCGGATGGACCTTGCAGTCAAGTACAAGCAGCAGGTAAGACTGAAGGCATGGAAGAAAGAGAACGGCGAGGTGGTGGACTACTACGGATGGATTCCCACCGGCTCGCACTGGCGGGGAGGCATCCACAGACTGCTGAACCCCGCGAACGGAGAGATAAGGGCCGTCATCGACGTGCTGATATTTGAATATAATCAACACCCAGTATACCTATGAACAACGGTAAGCAGAAAAAACAACAGATGATTCCCATCGGTCGCCGTGACGGATGGACGCGCTACGGGATAGCACCCAATGGCGTGGTGGACCTATCCGAGCAGGGAAGCCCCACGACCAAGTACGAGGAGAGCCGCGTCGTGGTGGAAGGCTTCGATGAAGAGGTAAACTATGTGCCTGTACAGATAGGCAAGGAAGTATATGAATACGTGCCATACGGTGATGATGACCAGCTGCCGTTCAGGGTGATGAACCGTATCGGCGAGAACATGGTGACTTCGCAGTGTCAGCTCTTCAACGTGCAGGCCTGCTATGGTCAGGGCATCCGCTTCGTTGACCGCGTAACGAAGCTGGATACGCAGGATCCAGACATCCGCAGCTTCTGCCTTAGGAACTCGCTCCATGAACTGTTCCTGGAACAGGCTACGGACATGAAGTACTTCTTCACCACCGTGACAAAGATTGTCCTCAGCCGCGACCATCGGAGGATTGCACAGGTGCGCCACAGGGAGACTTGCTACTGCCGCTTTGCCCGCAGGCAGGGCGAAAAGCACATCCGCTATGTGCTGTACGGCGACTGGCGCGAGGGTGCGCCTGATCCTACGGAGATAGAGGTGTTGCCGCTGCTCGACTTCTTCGATCCTCTTGGCGACCTGATGGTTCGTATGGGCAGGGAGCCTGACCCTATGACGGGCTCGCACCGGAAGACACCGGCAGACGGGCGCGACTGTGAGTTCGCCATCGTGTGCCGCATGGCCACACCGGGCAGGCAGGTGTACTCCCGGCCACATTACTTCTCGGCTTTCGCTGATGCTTGGTTCGATATCTACGAGCTGATAGGTATCGGCAAGCGTTTCATGATCAAGAATACGTCGGCTCCGCGCCTGCAGATCGAGGTGCATGATGACTACTGGGACCAGGTGTGCGACCATGAGGGCTTAGTGGATGAGGGGGAACGCAAGGAGCGTATCAAGAAGGAAAAGCAGCAGATTATCGACTTTGTCTGCGGACCAAAGAATGCAGGAAAGGCGCTCATCAGCGGCTACTACGTAGACCCGTCGGGGAAGGAACATCCCATGGTTCGCGTCATCAACCTGAATCAGGGGAAGAAAGAGGGTGGCGACTGGGCAGACGATATGCAGGAGGCTGCCAACACGCTGTGCTTCGCCTTCGGCGTACATCCCAACCTAATAGGGGCCACGCCGGGCAAGAGCCAGATGAACAATTCGGGATCAGACAAGCGCGAGTTGTTCACCATGAAGCAGGCCCTTGAGAAGCCTTTCCATGACGTGATGATGAAACCGTACCATGTGGTGTCTCATTACAATGGATGGAGTGACAGGGTGACTGTCGATGTGCCGATGCTGATGCTCACAACGCTCGATGAGAACAAGGATGCTAAGAAAGTAACGCCAAAAAGCAATGAAGATGGAAATAACGAAAACTGATTTTGATAGGATAATGTCGGTTGCGAGCTCTGCACATATGGAGGTGTATGAGAAGGTGGAACCACACTTTATGGCAACCTATGAGGAGTGTAAGGCAGACGTTCTCGGATATGTGGGGACGTCTGCCGCCGAGAGGGGTGACAATGAGCCGCTTGTTAGGGCCGTCAAGCAATGGGTGGCCATCCATGCCTTCCTCGGCGTTTTCCGGCAACTCGACCTGGTACTGACACCTACGGGCTTCGGCGTGGTCAGCACAAATCAGATGGCCCCTGCTTCGAAGGCGCGTGTAGATGCTCTCATCGGACATTTACGAGACAGTGCGCTCAAGGTGCAGGGCTTGCTGCTTTCGGAACTGTGCAAGGTGGAAGGATGGGGTGAGACAGATCAGGCCAAGGAGAACATCGATACGCTGTTCTTCGACTTCCGGATGCTGCAGAAGATGCAAGGCCCTGCGGCTACGCACCTGGACTGGATGGCAGCACAGTACCATATCGGCGAGGCGGATGAAGCTCTTCGCCGGAAAATCAGCAACCAGTATATGGAACAGCTGCTGAAGGAGGTGCGCTGCGCACTGGTGACTGCCGAGGACAGCCCCGTCATCTTCCTGTGCCGCCATATCATTAACCTGTGGATAACGGGCAACCGGGCTGCCGTGGATCTGAAGATGCGGCGCCTGCAGAACATGCTCGACGCAGACACTGAGAGATATGCTATCTATGGAGAATTCGGATATTCTGTTAACCATCATGAAACTTTTCAGAACACTGAGGACGCACCGGCCTACATTTTCGGCTGACGGCTCGATAGACCTCTATGCGCCTACAGAGTGGCGCAAGATGACGCAGGAGCAGCTGCGCTATGTGCTGACATTGCTGTCGCTATTCAGCGAGCCGGCAGTGGTGAAGACTTATATGCTCATCCGGCTGGCAGGCATTCATGTGGGGGGCGATACCTTCCGTGTGGTGCACGGGCAGCCGAAGAGCTTCCGGTGCTGGTTCCGCACGGCATGGTGGAAGCCGCGCCACTGGTTCACGCTCGAGACGTGGCAGGTGCAGGGCATGATATCACAATTCGACTTCATTGACCCGTTCGACGGCATGGATGTGCGGCTGGAGCGCATCCATGGCTGTCGGGCGGTCGATGATATCCTGGACCACTACCCGTTCGGCGACTATCTGATGGCAGAGCAATACTACCAGCTGGCAGTGAGCAGCGGCAAGGCGGAGATGATAGAGCGCCTGGCATGCTTCCTGTATGTGCGGCGCAACGGTAAGTATCCGGCGCGGATGAAACTGTCTCCCGCCGAGCAGATGGGGACGCTGCGCTGGTTCGCACATGTGAAAAGCGTATTCGCCGAAAGGTGGCCACACTTCTTCCGTAAGGTGGATGCGGACATAGGGGAGATGGATGTCGACCTGATGGGCGCCATGGACGCACAGATACGTGCACTTACCGAGGGCGATATTACCAAGGAAGAGACCATCAAGGCCCTGCCCTGCTGGCGGGCGCTGACGGAATTGAATCAGAAGGCCCGCGAGGCCAAGGAGTTTCATGATAAATACGATAAGATATGATATTCGACGCACTTTCTTATTTCAAAGGTTTGGCAGAGCGAAACCGTCTCTGCATCGAACACGGATTCAAGGCCGTGTTCTGTTCTGGCCCGGACAGCATCGAGGGCATCGTTCAGGAGTTCCAGAAGACGGCCAACTTCGTGATGATTGACGACACGACCGACCAGAATTTGTATTCGGAAGGGGTGTCGTACTTCAAGCGACGCGTATATACTGTATTCATCCTTGCTGCCTACAGGTGGGATGACATGGAGGACAGGGAGGAGAAGCTTAATATCTGCAGGGAGATCTTCCAACAGTTCGTGCGCCGCATGATATGGGACAGAGAACAGCGTGAGAATGAGGATGACGACTTCACCTTCCTCAACGTAGAGAAGATATACTCGAAGGAGTTCGGACGCTACACCATGAACGGTGTGACAGGTCTCTACTTCATGGTAGAGAACGACGAACCGGAATCAATGGAGTACGAGGATGAGCGGCAGTTTCAGAATGAGTGGATAACTGAGTGACGGAAGACAATGGGGACACATGCAGAACGGATGAAGGCGCAGCAGCGCGGCTTCGGCAAGGGTAAACTCTACCAGTTCGACCCGCGTGAAATCGAGCAGTATGAGCGTGGCTGGTCGAGGATGATGGTAGACATCTGGAGGGAGAAGATCTCACAGCTGAACATCACCGACACGGGCGCACTGCAGGGGTCATTCCATGAACTCGTTTCATCAGGACGTGTGACAACCATCGAGCATAAGTTCCTCCAGTATGGCATGTTTGTCGCAGCTGGTGTAGGAAAGGGCTTCGCACATGACAACGGGGGCGACCTCCTGTTTATGGGTGACAAGTACCGAGAGGGGAAGCATGCCTACGGTGCACGTCAGGTGGGAGCGGGATTGTCAGAAGAACACATGCGAAGCCCGAAGTTCGAGGAGGTGACGGTGCAGCGCGGCCCGAATGCGGGAAAGCGTGCTGCCCTGACGTCAGGACAGAAACGCATGCCCCGCGACTGGTTCTTCAAGAAGTACTACTACAGCATCCGCAGACTGAACCTTACCGAGGCAGAATTCTACGGGAAGGCATACCAGGGCCTCACGGCTTCGTTCCTCGACGAACTGTTCACGGGCACCATCCGATCCAACAGGTTCTGATGTTTTTTTATCCTCAAAATTTAAGAAGTATATTCACACAAAAATAAAAATATGGCAGACAAGAAAGAGCTCAGTGAGCTACAGTCGATGTTCGATATCATTCGTAACGAGAAAAGGACACATGCGAACACCGCGGAGAGGATAGGTAACGCTTTCCTCGCCATACTGCCGTATCTTGGTGATTATATAAGAAAGGATGAGCCGGTGACACTGCAACACCTGCTGACCCTCCTCGACGGGGTGGCATTCGGCGATGGCGTCAGTGGTATCGACGCCGAGGGCGTGGCGAGGCTGCGGGCATTGCTGCTCGCAAACGCATCCATTGACGCCGATGGTAACGCGGAGCTCCGCAACATCACCAATAGTGGCGTTATCACCACCAAGCACCTTAACGTGCTGGGTAAGGCGATATTCCACGAATTGGAGATAGAGAAATCCAAGGCTGTGGCAGGCATGCTGATAGTATCGCCGGGAGCCTTTAAGATCGACCATGTAGAAGAGGGATATACTGATGATAATGGTGTGTACCATTCGTATATGGATGATAATCTATGTACGGGAGGCGTTGATACAGTATATCGTTGCTACGGGCTTGCCATTACGGATGGAAAAAGCATCGACTTGAATGTCGTGCCGGGCGACCAAGTATTCTGTCAGACGTTTTCTTATTCCGGCAGCAGTAACCGCTACTATTGGCGGAGGGTGCTCAAAGTGAGCGATGTCCCTGTAATCAAGAAAGACAAGGATGGTGTTGACAGGGCATACCATTGGATAGACATATCTCTTGACGACTACGATGAATTATCTGAAGTACTGAGTATCGGGATTATCAATGACTATCCTGCTGCTGAAGACGAAGTGGCTGTACTCGGACATAACTGGGGAGAACTGACTGACCATGAAAGGCAGTCGGCGCAAGTGATATCCTCTTATAGCTCTATTGACTTAGATTTGAAACCACCCTATTTTGTCCAATACTCCGGTATCGATAATTATAATTTACAAGCTCACAAGTCGACCTATTTCTCATTGGGTAAGAATGAAATTACCGGCACTGTCAGGATGAGTGCGGAGAGCAGGTTGCCCGACGGTTCCAAGGTTAAGGATACCATAGGCAGCATGCAGAAGTATATCAACGATGCCCAATATCAGGACGATAAACAAATCGTGATATGGTTTGGCGAAGAAGTACCTACCGCCGACAATGCACCTGCAGTGGATTGGGATACGGAAGAGGTGTGTCAGGCCCACGAGGGAGACATCTATTACAACCGCTCGGCCAGTGCCGGCGGCAGGGCCTATTGTTATAAACTCACTGCCGACGGTGCTGGGCACGAATGGCAGGAGATTACGGATGGAGACGTTCTGGGCGCGCTCGAGGCGGCTGCGCGTGCACAGGATACGGCTGACGGGAAGCGTCGCGTATTTACCGCGCGGCCGGTAGATGCAGAAGGACGGTATACACAGGATATTGATGTTGGGGATATGTGGGTTGATGCCGTATTCCCGGCAGCGGGTGATCCGGGCTATACGATAGACGACGTTACCTATACGGCTGACGAACCTCTGTATAATGGCGATATACTCGTGTGCCGGATGGCTATGGCTGCCGGCAATGTATTCGATATCGCGCATTGGGCGCCAACACAGGCCATCACGTCGCAGAGATTCAAGGCGACATTTGATTATTTAGACAAAAGAATTTCGTTATCAATTACCGACCTGTTAACGGGGCTGGAAGCCGTGGGCGTCCACCTCGTAGGAGAAACGAAGAAGATAGTACTCAATTCGGCGACCACGGAAATGACGGGTGATTTGAAGTTAAAAGGGGTACTTCAGGAATCCACCAAGTGTTACGGCAAGGGCTGCCTTGTGCCCGTGGATATGGAGACGACGAAATCCATTACGCTTGACAACATAAGCCCTGCGTATCCCGATGCCAATGGCTGGGGTAGCATTGTGGTGCTTCCTCAGATAAACAGCGTAGTACTTAATGACAGGATAACCATGCCCGGATATGCTGAAGCCGGTGTGCACCTTACTGTTAAGGTCGCGGCGGAAAAGGATTTCTCGGCATGGGGCGCTGTCGACAACAGTAGTATGTCAGGTCCGTATAATGACCGGAATAAGATTGCAGCTCTTAATGCGCGCATGGTGATGGTGTGTGCCGATGCCCGCATTCTTGCCAGTTCCAATATTCCCGGTACGGCGGGGTACATTAAACCCAGCGGTGCAGACCCTTGGAGGCTCAATAGCTACTACCATGGAATGTTCTCGATGCACGGCGCCCTGTCGCGACTGGTGCTGATGCTTCCGGGGCAGAGCCTACACTTGGTTAGCAGCATAGAATACTACGAGACGCCATCCGGACTTGAACCATATCTTGTATGGAACGTTGAGAACTACGGTGACTTTGTGAACATCTCGAAGCGCGTGGTATTCCGCCGTGACGGAGAAGATATCGACGACAACCGGTACAGCAGGGTATTCGGTACACATACGTGGTTTGATTACCCATATCCCACCATGGACCCCGACATAGGTTACTCTACGTCGCTTTTTGCCCCCGAGCAACTGGGCGACGATTACATCCACCCTCAATATACGGATACTGTGCCGGCGGTGGAGGTCAGTGCAGCATTAGGAGAAGATGACCCAAGATTATCAATTGTATTCTATGAGTAAGCTTCCACATATAAAATTCAGCATAACAGCTGGTGTAATTAACAGTGCCGGGTATTTTTCTTCAGTGACTATCCGACGAATAGAGGATGCTGCAGATGCTTATGGCGGTAACTATCCAAAGTATCTTGACAGTATCATCATGCATGCACTATCACATGCGCCCGGCATTGAAATAGGGCAAAATGACAGATTCCCATATACATTCCCATTTAAACTTGCATAATATGAGTATAGAAAAGTTGAGTTTAGAAGAAAAATCGAAAGGGAAAATCCTTACGGCCGAAGAGTTTAACGAAATTCCCCGGAAGATAAACGAGATAATAGACTGCCATACGCTTGGTGGTTTGAATAATGTGTCCCCTGATGCGGACATTCGCCCACAGGCAGCTCGATTTTTATGCCTGAAAGAGGGCACAGACCAATGGGTGCCCATTACGGGCGAGGAACTTAACGCACTTACGGCAACAAGCATATCTTATTACTTGCGTATCGAAAATAGATTGCAAAGTAATAACATGGCAGTATCTAAGAATGACACGGCCTGCAACATTAAGTTTCGCTTTACGTCAAAAGTTCGTGAAGTAGGACAGCTTGAATATGTCGATACGCTGGAAACATGCACGTATGAAGTGTATGTGAAAAGCGGTGATGATGACTACGTACTGAAGAAAACGGTACGTGGCATCAAAAGCAATACCGACATAACGGTTAATGTAATGGAGTATCTTGCTGATGGCACCAATAAGGTTATGGTAGTTGCTACGGGTGAAGATACGGGCGAGAAAACCCCAAATTATATATACACGGTAACACTTACTTCGCTGTATCTCGATATATCGGCGTTCAGTTGGTGGACAGCAAAAACCGGTGACATTGAGCTTCCCTGCCGTATTGGCGGAAATGTGTCGAAAATTCTACATGTAGAGATAAATGGGAACAATTATTCTGCCATATATCAGAAAAACTACGGCACAGCAACGCATACCACCTCCCCGTCGATATATACCATACCTTTCCCGGGTATTACGGGAATATATACCGTCAAGGCATGGTTAACCAATGCCGACGAAACAATATCTACCGAACCTTGCCTTGTTCAGTTTGCCTGCCTGGCAAATGGTGAGGCAGCCAAGCTGTTGGTTATAAATGACATATCCTCCAAGATATTCAACTGGGCGGAGAACAACGTATTCAGCTATTCTGTGATTGACGGGATAGCGGCAAAAACCAGTCTTTCCTTTACTGTAAAGAAGGGAGAAAACAACGTGGCATATAATGAACTGAGTGCGCTGGAAACCGGTACCCGGCACATATATGCTCTCCCTCTTGAGATCGACGAAACCGAGCCGGTATTCCAGCTGGCTATCCATGCCAACGACGGTGAATCCTCACTGATGGAGCCGATAGTTTGTACGGTAGACAATACGCAGGGCTATGCTGCCGCCCCCGGCGCCGTATTCTACCTGAATGCCAAGATGCGCAACAACTCGGATAAGGATAAACTTAAAATCCTTAACCATGTAGATGGGAATGCTGCTGTAGATGCCAGCTGGCAAGGCATGAACTGGTTATCTGACGGCTGGGTAAAAGATAACGATGGGCTGGGAGTTCTGCGTGTTGCTGCTGGTAGTAATGTGTCTATAAATTATAAGCCGTTTGAGCGAGAGTGCATTCAGACTGGTAAGACGATAGAGTTGGATTACCGCATGTATAACGTATCGGACTATTCTCCCTCTGCCATACGCATTAACATGCCTTATGTCGTGAATGGATTGCAGGAGCATATCGGCCTGATAATTCGTCCTAACGATATCTACATGGCAACAATGTCGTTGCATAACAGTGAATTGCAGAGCATTCCTGTGGATGATTCCGTACGAATCAGAGTTGCAATTGTTGTGCAGCCAAAGGCTTATCAATACACTGTCGGCGGTGTCAGCAAGTATATGAACCTTATTGCCATATATATAAATGGGAGGAAGAACCGCGTATATCAGTATGAACTGAATGACAGTCTGCTTATATCCGGCACAGAATATGGTAATATTGAAATCGGCACACCCAGCGCTGACATCGATGTGTATGCCATCCGGGTATATGATACGGGGTTAGGCCCCAACGCCGTTCACCAAAATTATGTAAACAGTCTGCCCGGCACCGCTGAAAAGGCTGCCGAGAAAGCCAAAAACCAGCTGTATGATGCAATGGGGAATAATCTTGACTTCCTGCTTATCAAGAGTATGATGAATGTCTTCGTCATTGACAAGCCATTCCCCTCGCTTTATACGAATGATGACCTTCGCGGCCAGTACGGCCTCGGAGGTCCGGATAAGGTGAGTTGTAAAGTGAGCTGGTATAACAATGCCAATCCCGAGTTGAATTGTGATTTCACAACATCGGCTGACGGGCAGGGTACATCTTCGAAGAAGTACTTTGAATGGAATGTCAGGTTTAAAAACGGCGACAAGACGGTGGTGACATATTCCGACGGTACATCGAAAATTACGAAGAAAGTCCAGCTATTTAACAACATACTTCCTTGCAGTAAGATTACTGCCAAGAAAAACTGGGCGTCGAGCATGCAGGACCATAAGGCCGGTTCAGTGAACTCCTTCACCGATATATGGAGAGAGTTAGGTATGTACAACGATGCTTCGCTTACGAATGATAAAGTACGGGTATCGGTATATCAAGAGGCGGCAATGGGGTTCTACAAGAGAACGAACGAGGATGGCAGCACTACTTATGTCTGCATGGGCGAGTTTACCATAGGCCCGGACAAGGGCGACGCAGCATGCTTCGGATACGATACAGACAAGTACCCTTCCCTCATCTCCATCGAGGGCAGCGACAACGCTCCGTTGTTAGCGTTGTTCCGCGTTCCGTGGAACCGCAGTCGCGTAGTATACAATGAAGATGAGGAAGCATACCAGTATATTGTCAACGCCGGCACGACGGAGAATGCATGGGACTTGGATGCCGGTGGCGATGGCACGGCTTCCGAAGCATACCGGCTCATAGAACAATGGATTCCGGCATACAACTTAGTATACAGCTGCTCTCCGTTCATCAAGCCGTGGAATGGCACATTGGAAGAACTTAGCGCCCGGATGGCAGAAGTTATTGCTGAATACGCTGCAACCGGTAATGCTGATGTATTTAATGAATTTACGGGTTCTGAATACTGGATAGCAGCGGAAGACGAGCATCAGTACGACCTGTACTTCTATGATACATTCACTAATTCATTTTCCCCATCAACAATAGATGACGGAGTAACGACTGTGAACCTCGCCGGGCAACTTGTGGATAAAGGATACGGATTATCTTCCGTGAACCTTGCGGCCATGTCGTCAAATGACGAGATAAACGAAGCCTTTAAGGCTGCGCGGCGTATGAAATTTACGCTTGAAGCCGAGGAATACTGGGATATAGACGACGCATTGTACCATCGAAATATCGTGGAGCACGACGCCGCCACGGATAACCTCGCCAAGAATACCTATCCATACTTCTTCGGTTATCATGACGTGGAAAACCGTCAGTTGGTCGGCAAGTGGAAATGGCGAGGCGATGACTTCGATACCAAGTTTCCCATAACGAACCAAGGACAGTTGCGCAAACCCTACTACGTTGAATTCCATGACAGGTATTCTACGGGAGGATTCGTGTGGAACGGTGAGGGCAGTGTACTGTGGAACTTGCTTGAACAGTGCTATTACGATGGGTTGGATTCGCGCGGATTCCGCGCTTACCGCGCCATGCTCGATGCGATGTGCGGCTTATCGGGTTCTGCGGCTCCCCTTTATGCCGGTAAGCTGTATGATTTTTATAAGAAGTACTATCTGTCGATTAAGACAGCATTCCCTGCTGCCGTAATCAATGAAGACATGACGCGCTATGAGAGAGCTCAGATATGGATGCAAACCCCATCGGACGATGGGGCGGGCACCGTATACCAGAACGACACATCCCCACTGTCACAGGCATTGGGCGACCTATATAGCGCTGAGACTGCTTGGATGAAAAAACGCATCCAGTATATGATGAGCAAGTACGCTTACGGGGATTATTCTGCCAAAGGGCTCGGGTCTATCACCGTGCGCACGCAGAATAACCTGACCTTTAACCTTACTCCGGCAATCGCCATGTATCCATGCGTAATGAATGGTACATCGATGGTGCGTGGGGCGCGTACAATGCCCGGAGAAACATGTGCAATAAATATTGTAATGGGGGCCACCGGCGACCAGCAAGTATCTATCAAGGGCGCTAACTATCTTACGTCTATTGGCGACTGGCATGGCATCCCGGCCGACGGTGCACTGTCGGTGGTCGGCGCGATGTTAAGAGAACTGGTATTAGGGAATAATGATGCATCGACGATAAAATTGGCTATTACAGCACTCACGGTTAATGGTTGTGCATCCCTGGAACGTATTGTGCTTACCAACCTTGCTACACTCAACTCGACGGTAGACCTGTCAGATTGTGCACACCTGAAAGAGGTGTCAGCTAAGGGTACGCAAATACCGCAGTTGAAACTGCCGGAGGGCGGCGTGTTGCAAAGGGTGATATACCCGGCGAGCAACCTTTATTTGCTGCTGAAGAACTTCCCTCTGCTAAGTAATAGCGGCATAGATATATCGGCATGCACCGGCAGCATTATGGACTTGCTGGTGCAGGATTGCCCGAATATTCAGTCGATATCCTTACTTACGGCCATTATGAATGCGCAAGCATCACAGGCTTCTCATGCCCTCAAGCATATTCGGCTGGTTGGCTTCGATGAAACCGCCAACAGTTCCATGCTGGATATTTTGGCAAAGTTGGCCGACGGTAGCTACTCGGGACTAAGTTCCGAAGGATTGGCGGGCAACGATGAATACCCCGTTCTCGATGGCCGAATAGAGGTGCAGGGGTATTGCTACGAAGAGACTTTCGACAGCTTGAAGGCTTCATTCCCGAAATTAGATCTTAATGTTACCGGGTTCTACATCCCATTTGCCGATATGACTACGCGGGATATTGTTGCAAGAAAACTTGGCGATGGTACTGGTATTACGCCTTGGAAGGCCGCCAATACTACTGATATTGGTACAATATTCGCTTATACCGGTATCGTATCATTTATGGAACTCCGTTATTTTTCGGTCACAGTAATCCGTTATAATGGTGCATTCAGAAGTTGCACTTCCTTAAAAGAAATAGATACGAGACACATTCAGGAAATAAGTGAAGATTGTTTCAGAGGTTGCTCCCAGCTACAATACGTGAATCTGTCAAGTTTAAAAAAAGTAGGTCCGTCGGCATTCAACGGAACGAAAATAAAAAACCTCACGTTGCCTTCCATCACGTATATCGGGAATTATGCATGGGGAAATTGTAGCCTTGCGTGGGTTAAGATAACGGCTCCCGCAGTACCGACACTGGCTAATGCCAACGCCTTCAACCAAGCTATAATTTACGTACCAGATGACTTAATAGATAATTATATGAGCGCAACAAACTGGAGCAGCTTAAGTAGTAGAATTAGAGCAATGTCTACATTTGTTGAATAAAAAAAACGAAACAATGGAAATTATGGAAAATAATCACATCGTGGCTGATGAGGGCAAAGTATTTCGAAGAAAGTCTGACGGGGTAATATTCGGCAACGAAATATATCTCGGATATACATGGTATATTAATGATACGCCCCTCGATGAGCCAAGGCTGGAAACAGCAGAGGACTTCGAAGAGGTGGATTTAATAGAATGACGGAATAATAAGACTAATATAAGGCAACATCATCGGAGGCATGAAAAAGCCCCCGGTTTGCTAATTGTCATCTCACCTACTATTACAAGTGCTTGGTACTTGACATTAAAAAACGCTGTCCTGCCGTCTTCACAGTGGAATCAGTGATACGGATTAATAGATTAACAATTAATAAATTAACAATTATGGAAATTAAATCTAAGAAAAAGGTCTATGACCTTAAAGACGAGAGTGAGAACTTGGTACTTAACCCCGAGTTGCCCGAAGATGTTAATGTAGAGGAGGGGGCGTAAGGCATGGATAGGACATTGACACTTCTTATATGCGGAGCGGTGATGCTGCTCTTGTATATAATAGCTCTTGGGCTTATCTTCTCCGACCTGTGGGCTGGCGTCCGCAAGGCTAAGGTTCGAGGCGAGTTCCGCACGTCAGATGGGTATAAGAAGACCATAGACAAGATAGCGCGGTACTTCAACATGATATTCGCACTGTCATTGGTTGACATAGCACAGCTGTCGCTGATATTCTTCCTGTATTACTTCTACAGGGTGGATATATGGATGGTGCCGTGGTTCACACTTTTCGCCGTGGGCTACGTGGCATGGGTAGAGGTGCACTCTATATGGGAGCCTGCCGATGTCAAAGAGCGTAAGCAGCAGGAAGAATATACCCGGGCCATCGAGCAGTTAATCAAGCAATGCGGCAGTGTAGACGCGGTGTTGCAGGCAATAAAAAACAAGGAGGAGAAAGATAATGGCTAATTTCACTCTTAATGAGCTTGTGCAGTCGAATACGGCTGCCAAGCTTGGCATCGACAATACACCCGACGGCGTAGCACGGGTACATCTGACAGAGCTGATACGCCTGTTAGAAGATATCCGTGCCGAGTGGGCCAAGGTGTGCATCAATTCTCCTGCAATAAGGGTTACAAGTGGATACCGCTGCCCGGAGCTTAACAAGGCCGTGGGCGGTAAAAAATCCTCTGCACACCTGTTGGGCTATGCGGCGGACATTCAACCGTCCAACGGAAACCAACGGGGCTTCGAGGAGTTCATGGCGGGTGTATTCGCTAAAAAAGGATATCTCTATGACCAAATAATCATCGAGAAGTCCAAGACCTCGCGTTGGGTGCACGTGGGGCTGAAAAACGGGCAGGGACAACAAAGAAAACAATGTTTTAAAATTAACGTATGAAGAAGATAGTATTGATATTGGCCCTATTATTGGCCGTGAGCGTGGGGGTGAACGTATGGCAGCACTACAGCACGGATAAAGTGCCTGTGATTGTCATCAGCAGGGATACGGTGCGCGACACGATACGCATGGGTGTCCCCGTAGCCATGACACAGCACACCATACGGCATGATACCGTAACACTGTTGGTAGTAAAGGTAGACACTGTGCATGGTGACAGTGTACGTGTACAATTGCCTGTCACGCAGAAGACTTACACCGACAGCACGTATACCGCGTGGGTTAGTGGGTATCTGCCACAGCTCGACAGCATCGAGATATACAGAAAGTCAATTATCATTACCAATAGGTCCATTGTAAGCCCGTCCAAGCGCTTAAACATAGGCTTACAGATAGGTTGTGGATATGGGTTGTTATATAAGGGTATAGAGCCTTATATTGGCGTCGGGGTGACGCTGAACATTAAATAGTTAGTTGGTTTGTTTTAATTGGTTAGTTATTGTATTAGGTTGATTTTACCGGGGCCAACCCGTGATGGGAGCCCCCCGGTTTTTCTATATAATAAGATGTCAATAACCCGTTAATATTAATTCAGCACCAAAATTTTTGGTGGTTTGAGAATTTTTTCGTATATTTACACCAAAGAAATAATGCTTATGGATATTTTAATTATATTATTGTCAATAATGGGAGTGGCTCTCATCACTGGTGGAACTGGTGCCGGTGTAGCTACGTTATTTGGCAATCGAGAGTACAGGGATAAAACACTGAAACATCTGCCATCGTTCAAGAAGACGTATGCTGAACGCGTAGTCGTAAACTTGGCCTATAAGGATTTAGAAACCGGTAAATTCCATGCTGAAGCTTCGTCCAAATGGAGCGGACATAGTGTATGGATCACTGCCGATTCGTCAGAAGAGTTGCGCTCCAAACTGGAAGAGAAAATACCTTGGCTCCAGGAGAAGAGCAGGGAATACAAGCGCCGGAAAGATCTGCGGTAGCGTATTTTTATTTCTTACATCGAGTGCTAACTTTGCGTCACAACAAAGTTAGCACTCGTATTATATGGCAAAAGACCAAATTTACAGCAGCGTCATCCGACTGAACACCGAGGATGCCAAGAACAAGATGGAAGACCTCAAGAAGCGGGTGCAGGATCTTGTAGCGCTTCGTGATACCATCGACAAGAAAAAAGACTCCGGATATTACAAAGAGGTAAGCAGGCAGATTAATTCTGCCAAGGCTGAACTGAAGGTGTACGAAAACGAGGTGCAAAAAACCATCCACACGCTCGACAACCTTGGAAATGCTTCCGTGAAGGATATTCGTGATGCACAGAAGACTATCCAGAAGATGATCGACGCCAAACCGCAGGGTGCCGAGGAGATGGGAGCGTTCGTGAGCCGGCTGCAGCAGGTGAAACAGGAATTGCAGAACATCGCTTCCATGAGGGCTTTTGATGAAATGAAGGCAGGGATAACCGGAACAGGGAAGAGTGCACATCAACTGGGAATGGAAATGCGCTTTCTACGTGAGACGTCGGAGAATATAACGACGGCATCCGAACAGCAGTTAGAGAAAGCGCTGGAGGTGGCACGTGAGCACCTGAGAGTGGCCAAACAGGGCAGTCAGGCATACGACCGGTCAGCAGGATATATCCGCACATTCAGCGCGCAGATGGAGAAAGTAAAGGAGGATCAGAGGCAGACCAACACGTTCATAGACCGGTACAACCACGAACTGAAAGAGGCGGGAATGGAGAGTAAAGCCGTTGCCAGCGAAACGACTCTGATAAAAAAAACCATGGAGAACATTTCCACAGCAAGCATCCGCGACCTCGAATATTCCATCAAGGCTCTCAATGAACAGATGAAGAACATGGATAGAAGTTCAGAGACATACAAGGATGCGGAGAACAAGGTGAAGAAACTTCGTACAGAACTGGAGAGGACAAGGCTGGAGGCGGGAGCACAGCAGTCTACATGGGGAAAACTCTTCGGATTCCTGAACAAGAACTGGGGTGCAATGACACAGATACTTGGAACTTTTACAGGTCTGACGATGACGGCACGCAAGGCTGTACAGGACTATGCGACCATGGAGGAGGAGATGGCTAACGTGAGGAAGTATACCGGCCTGACAACGGAAAAGGTCGTGGAACTGAACGAGGAACTGAAGCAGATAGACACACGCACAAGCCGCGAGGAACTGAACCAGCTGGCAGGGAGTGCCGGCCGTCTGGGAATCTCCTCACAGCAGGGTATCATGGAGTTCGTCGACGCGGCGGACAAGATAAAGGTTGCCCTCGGCGATGACCTCGGAGAGGGAGCCGTTGACCAGATAGGTAAACTGGCGATGGCTTTCGGTGAGGATGAAAGGGTGGGACTGCGCGGTGCCATGCTTGCCACAGGTTCTGCAGTCAATGAACTGGCACAGAACAGCAGCGCACAGGCCGGATTCCTCATTGACTTCACAGCCCGTGTGGCAGGCTTCGGCAAGCAACTGGGACTTACACAGGCACAGATCATGGGGTTCGGTGCCGTGATGGATGAAAACCTGCTGCGAGATGAGATGTCGGCGACTGCCTTCGGCAACATGCTTACCAAGATGCAGACGGACACGGAGAAGTTCGCACGCATCGCCGGTATGGAGGTGAAGGAGTTTACAAGGCTCCTGAAGGAGGATGCCAACCAGGCTATCCTTAATCTGGCAGATAGTCTGCGCAGTCAGGATCCACAGACGATGATGAAGATGCTCAATGACATGGGGCTGGACGGTTCACGTGCAGTGGGTGTTCTCTCGACGATGGCCGACAAGATCGACGATGTGCGCGAGCGCCAGCGTCTGGCAACCGATGCCTACAAGGAAGGAACAAGTGTTATCAATGAATTCGGGGTAATGAACAATACCGTACAGGCAAGATTAGACAAGTGCAAGAAACAGTTCCACGAGATGACGGTGGAGCTGGGCGGACAACTGCTGCCGATGGTCAAGTACACATGTACGGGATTCTCTGTCATGGTTCAAGCGCTGTCAACAACGGCCAAGTTTATCAACAGCCACAAGGCAGAGATAGTGGCAGCTTCGATCTCAATGGCAGCATATACAGTGTACGTGAAGGCTGCGACCATAGCAACAAGGATACACACTGTTGCTGTAAAGGCGGCGAAGATTGCAACTGAAGCCTTCAACTTCGTAACGAAGATGAACCCCATCGGGCTGGTAATAGCTGCGCTGACGGCTGCCGTAGTAATTTTCCTGAAGTACCGTGACCGTATCGCCGGAGCCAGCGAGGCCACATCGATGCTCAGACAGGCTGGCGCGAAGCTGGCCGGCGTGCTAAGTCAGGTGGCAGGCTGGATGATTAACCTTGTGAAATGGGCCGTATCTCTGTATGACAAGTTCTCTTTCATCAGGAAGATTGTGCAGCTGCTGGCGACTGCTTTCAATTCAGGATTCACAACCATTACCATTGCCGTAAAGTACCTCATAGATGAACTGGGGGCAGTGGCTACTGTAATAGAGGGTATCTTTACACTTGACTGGCAGAAGATAAAGGATGGATACAAGCAAGGATTCAAGGCAATTGCAGATGCTGCTGTCGCTCAGTTCAACAACGTGAAACGTTCAGTCAAGGAAGTGTTCTCTGCTCCGCCACCGGCAGGAAGCGGAGAGAACGCAGTGGCTGCCGGTACTGCGGTTGGAGGGGATGCCGTGGAAGAGGGAAAGACACTGCCGGAGATAGTCGTAACACCACAGAAGAAAGCGGCACCATATGTATCTGATGCCGACCGGAAGAAAAAGGAACGGGAGGAGCGCAAGGCCAGAACAGACCACAAGAAGAAAGAGGCTGAGGAGCGCAAGGCTCTCCATGAGCAGAGTGAGCAGCTGAAGGCTGAGATGGGTAACCGCTTGGCAGAGGAAACTGTTGCGTACAGTCTGGGGCTCACCAACTATCGCGACTATATCGAGAAACGGAAGCAAATACAGCTGGAAGGTATCAGGGAGCGTAAGGCACTGTTTCAGCAAGGATCAACGGAATATCTTCGACTGGATGCTCAGGAGAAACAGCTTCTGGCACACGGCGACGAAGAGCAGCTGAAGCTGACACTGATAGAGAAAGAGCGGGAGCACAGACTGAAGATGGCAATGCTGGAGGCCAGCTTCCATGATGAGAACAGCGCCGTATACCATAACGAACAGGCTCTGAATGAGCAGCTATTCCAAGAGGAGATGGATTTCCTTCAATGGAAGAAAGACCAAACTGTCAAAGGATCAATAGAGGAGATGCAGCTGGAATGGGATATACAGGACAGGGATAGGGAACATCAGGAAGAGAACCGGCGCAATCTCGAGGAACGACTGCTGAAGATAAAGACTGACTACCTGTATCAGGGGAACGACATGCTGCGGGATATAGAACTGAAAGCACTGAAGGATCTTTATGACAAGAAACTCCTGCAGGAGGAGGAATACCAGATGGCTAAGCTGGCCATCGAGGCTAAGTATGCTGTAGACCCTCAACAGGCTAACAAGGATAAGTTCACGGCTAAAGTGGACAATGCCCTTGCTGTAGCGCGCGAAAAGGCCGGCGACGCCAACGAAAAGAATATCTGGACGGGCGACTTGACAACCTACATCAACAACAATGAGCAGCTGAAGCAGCAGTATGAACAGGACAAGATCACCCATGCGGAATACTTGGCTGCAAAGGCTCAGAACCTTTCGGATTTTATCGAAGCCACAAAGCAGAAATACGGGGCGATGTTCGACGCTGTTAATGCAGTTTACAGCGGAATAACAAACTATTCCAAGGCATGTTCCGACTATGAGGTGGCCGTTGTGACAAAGAACTACGATAAGCAGATTGAGGCGGCAGGAAAGAACGAAACAAAAAGAAAAAAACTGGAGGAACAGAAACAGAAAGAGATTGCAGCCATCAAGAGTAAGGCCAACAAAAAGGCGATGAAAATTGAGATCGCGCAAGCTCTGGCGAGCACGGCAATGGGAGCAATAAATGCCTACACGTCCGCAGCTAAAGTGCCAGCCATCGGATATATCCTGGCACCAATAGCTGCTGCTGCAGCACTCGCTGCCGGAATGCTACAGATTGCGACTATTAAAAAGCAGCAACAGGCACAAGAAGCCGGATACTATGAAGGCGGATTCACGGGCGGGAACAATTACCGTAAGGAGGCAGGAGTAGTGCATGAGGGAGAGTTCGTTGCAAACCATCAGACTGTACAGAACCCAGCCATCCTGCCATTCCTAAACTTCCTCGATCAGGCGCAGCGAAACAACACCGTTGGATCGCTGACTGCTCAGGACGTGTCGCGCTCCATGGGCGTAGTAGGGGCAGCTCCAATTGTATCTCCTACTGTTAATGTCAATGTTGACAATGAACGCATGATAGATGCAATGGAAAGGGTGAATGAGAATCAGGATCGGCTGGCGACACAGCTGGAACAAGGAATTGGTGTTGATATCCCTATCGATGGGGAGAATGGGTTGTACAGAAGAATGAAAAGATATGAGAAACTTTTAAGCCACAAATAATGACGGAACTTTTATTGAAAAAAGAGAGTAGTGATTGGACAAGGGTATTCTTTGAATCGTCCAACGGATTCAAGCTTACAAAGGAGAATCCATATTTCACACAGTCAGAGACATATACACTTGACGTGACACTGCCGATGTCTATCCTTCAGAACCGGAAGTTTTTTCAGAATATTCACAGAATCGACAAGAAAAAAATGACGGAAATAATGAAGTGCCGGCTGCTTGTAGACAACAAGATTCTGGTGGATGGCTCAGCGAAGATGACACAGGTCACGGAAACTACAGTTAAGCTTCAATTATTGGGGGGGAAATCGGAGCTTAATTTTCTTTCAAATGAAAACAAAACGTATATTGACGAAATGCCACTTGGATATTTTTTCTTTGGAATATGTCATTATTACAATGGGGAAATAGGTGACGGGGAAAAAGATGGAGTGGCAACATTCATGTCTGCATACGACGAGACAAACGACTGGATGGTCAACAAGAAGTCATACGCCTTGAATGCGAAGAAATGGCTTTCTGCAGCTTCATTCAATGAGGTCAATACTGCTATTCAGCCGAACCTATTGTATATGATCAAAGGTGTAGTGGCTCTTTCTGGATACGAGATCGAAAGATGTGACTTCGACTGTGAACCATGGAGCAGATTATTCATTGCTTCGGTCAAGGCTACAAGATATATGGGACATACGCTTCCTCATTGGCTTGTGAATGAGTTCACGGATGAGGTGTGCAAGTTTTTCAACTGTACGCTGATAGTTGATTCAGAACAAAAGAAGGTAAGTTTTATCAACAACAAAGATTTCTTTAAGTCAGCCAGTCGCATTCATATTGAACCGGTTGATGAATATACATCGGACATGACAGACAGCGAGGATACACAAGCTTTGGCAGCAGCAAACATCAGTTATAGTCTGTCTTCTTCCAAGGAACACACTCTTGACTGCTTGACGGATGAACTGAGAAAGAGTATACCACAACGGGAATGCAGCAGCAAAAACGACGCAGAAGCACAGTACGCAGCGCTTGAAGAAAATGAAAGATTAAAATTCCTTTACGTTTGCCCGACAGGAAAGTATGTGGGATGGGCCAAAGAGGAGGGCTCGCCAGTTTTAACAAAAGTAGACCATTTTGCCCCACTTGTAAGGGATGACAGTAGTGACAGTGCTATAGAGCTGAAGATATGTCCTGTAGCATTGAAGGAAAGCGAGGAAGCGCTATGGTATGGCTATCCCGACTATAGATCACCCAGAATGAAATGTATTGTCGCTACACTGGAGAACCCGACAGGTTCGGAAAGCGGATACGGGAATGAGGACGCGACAGCACAGGATCTGATTGAAGGCAATACGGAAATCGAGAGCGCGGAAAAAGAAGACCGACTGCAGGTTATGTTCGTTGATGACAGGCCTCAGGATGCTATTGTCTCTGATGGAGAAGACAAGGGCAAAGCTATTCCTCTGCTGATGCCATTCACGGACTGTGACCACCTGCATCAAGGCTCAGTGGCACACCGTCCATGGTCATTATCATTGAACAAATCGGATGCCTCTTACTATCTCGGGAAAATCCACAATTCAAGCTTGACATTCAACGTCAAGGCAAAGACAACGATCAAGTTCATATCTGATCATTTCCCGGATCCGACGGCTATATACATCATACGCGGGAAAATGTTCGGATGCGAGAAAATCGAGGCACATGTCACAGAGCAAGGCTTTGACAAACTGATGACAGGATACTTCTATGAGATGTATTTATAGATCGCCATCGAAGTGTTTCGCCGCTTCGTTAACATAACCGGAACGCCGCTTCATATAGAGATTGGTAACCTCTACGCTGGAGTGGCGGGCTTGGTCTCTTGCCGAAATTACACCAAGTTTTTCACCGTGATCGATGATCCCGGTATCCTTAAGGCTGTAGAACATATAGCAATCAGGAAAGTTTAGTTCTTCGCGGAGCTTCGAGAACCGCTTCCTGAAGATATCACTCCTGGCACGTTCCTCAGATGGGATGAACTGCTTGCCGAAGAGGAAAGACTTCCCTGAATGACTGAAGACCTCAAGGTCGAGCATCAGCTTCACAATCTTATCGTGAAGGGGCACACGTCCGTTTTTCCTGTTCTTGCTGACCATCGACGGGATAAAGACCGTCTGCTCATGCAGCTGGATATCACGGATTCGTATCTTTACAAGCTCGATGGGCCTGATCATCGTGTAATACTCGAAATAGCAGGCCAGCAGGAACCGCTTGTCGGTTTGCTTCAGGTATGAGGACATGCGCTTGACGTCAGGCACAGAAAGCGGCTCACGGAACTTTTCCTTTATAGGCAATATGGGAATCTTCGATATAGGATTGTCGGAAAGGTACATCTTTTCTACAAGCCAAGCGCAGAATGCCGACATCCAAGTGCGGTAGTTGTTCCGCGTCAGAGTGGTGGTTTCGCGGTCTAACAGGACGTAGTCGAGGAAGTCGGTGGCCAGTGCGGTGTCCATTTCATATACCTTTTTATTGTTATAATGCCGGTCTTCCAGCCATTCCTGAAAGATTTTCAGGCGCGAATAGTAATCGGTGATGGTCTTTTCGGACATGGCTCCCTTCTGCTCCAGCTTCTTTATGTACGTCTTGTATCTTCCTATGACAGTAATCAGCGGGGTGCCCGTACGGCTGACAGAGGGTTCAGTGAATGGCGTAATACCCTTCATATAGTTATTGTAGACGTTAGCAGAGATCTGGGCAGCCATAAAGTCACGCTCTGCACCTTTCTGATATCGGTTGAGCATAATCTTAAACCTGACAAGCTTGCCGGACTCAGGATTTCGCACGTAATAAAACAAATAGGAATCCTTGCCCTTCTTTCCGTCATGACGCTTGCAAGGGATGAAATCTACATTAAAATAGCAATTTTTAGATTTTTTAAAAAACAT